AGTCCGGTGTGGTGCCGATGGGGTGCGCCGTCAAATCGTTCTCGTACATCTTCAGCAGCACGTCCCCGTTCGGCTCCACGATGCAGTCCATCCGAAGGTGGTGCCACTCGTCGTCGCCCACGACGTACTGCGCTGACGAGCGCCGCAGGATCATCAGGTCGCTGGCACCCTCGACGATGCCGCCGCCGATCTTGCCCTTGGCCAGGACGATCTCGTAGGGGTCGGCGTCCAGCAGGCCGAGCATGTACGCCATGTCATCGACGGACGGGGGAGCGCCCTGGGCAGCGAAGAACAGCAGCGGCGTGAAGTTGACCGTGTTGCTCGACGGCACACGCTTCACACAGCCACGGATCGACCCGCCGCCGTCCGGTGCCGCCGGGCCGGTGCCGGTCGGGGTGAACCCGGTCAGGTCCACGAACTTCCCGTGCGCCCCTGCTATCGTCCCGTTCAGGCTGTTGTAGCCGTAGACGAAGCTGCCGCCGCCGGGCGGTGGGGCCAGACCGGCGGTAACGCCCCTGGCCAGGTCCGCTGTGGTCAGCGAGTTGCCAATGTCTCCCCAGTCTGCATATCCCATCGCTTCGTCCTCCTAGAACGGGAACGGCTCCTCGTCCCACGCTTCTTCAAAGCTCTCTGTCGTCGTCGGCGTGTAGGGCGCGTAGTCGTTGAACATCGCCGGAACCACAAACCCTGTGATGTCTGACACCCAATCTCCGCCAGCCCATCTTGCGATGTAGAACATCTCGGCCAGCGTCCAGGACGGCAGGAACGGCCCGCCGAACAGCGCCGGGTCCAGGTTGTACTCGATCACTCCCCAGCCGCCCCACGCATAATAATCGTAGTACGGTCTGAACACCACAAAAGACCAGCTGTCCATCCACCACACGTCGTCCGGGTCGGCCCCGACCGGCGGCGCGGCCAGGATAGAAACCGGCAGCGTCACCTGGTTGTAGCTCGCCCTCGGATCGAAGCTCGCAAAACCCAGCGTCTGCCTGGCGTCGTTCCAGTAGTCGTCGCCTGGGGCCGCTGCCAGCACGAACCCGTCCGATCCGGTGGTCAGCTGGTCCCAGCCGAACCGCACCCCGTCCTTCCCTGTCTCCGCGTCGGTGTAGCTGGTGAACCCCAGGCTGTGCGGTGTCACCCCCATGGCCACGCCCAGCTGCGTGTTCAACTCCGCCACGAGCGCAGTCGAATCCGCGTACTGTCCGGTGGTCAACTCCACCGTGTAGATGGTCAGCGGCGCACCACGAACCAGGTGCAGCTTGGTCTTGTTCGGCTCGATGGTCACCGGGAAGTCAAGCGGCTTGCCGTAGAACGTGCCGTTCCTGGCGATCCCCGGCCACCACTGATACGCGCCCGACGTGCTGAACGGATCGTTGTCCCAGGACTCCTCAAAGCCCTCGACCGGCAGCGGGGCCAGCACTCCGCCGAACAGGGTGGCGTACCAGCTGTCCCATCCGACCGCGCTGGCAGGTGCCGGTGGTGACACGACCTCGTGCGGCGCGATCATGGCCGGTTCGCCGTCGTACCAGGGTGGCCAGACATCCACGCCGTCACCCCAAAGCTCAAAGCTCTCGTATGTGGACTCGTAGACGCCGCCGCCCTCGTTGAACAGGGTCACCGTGATGATGATGTCCGACAGGTCCGCGATCCAGTCCTCGCAGTCGTCCCAGCCAGCCGCGAAGTCTTCGCGGTCGCGCAGGTACTCGACCAGGGCCGTGTTGAACTCCGCCCAGGCTCCTAGCGCCTGTGACGATGTCCAGGTCCAATCCTCCGCCTCACCGGGGGTGCCGCTGGCGTCCGGTGTCTCAAAGAATCGGTTTTTGATCGGGTCCGTCATTCCTGCCTCAGATCGCCGTGCCGGTGTCTCCGTTGATGACCGTCACCGTGCCCAGCGCCGGGAACTTCCAGTTGGGGATGCTCACGTCGTCGCGCACCCCGTTCAGGGTGAACTCCGTGGCACCCGCGCCGACCTTCCGCACGCCACCGATGTCCCGCACGATGTTGAAGATGTCCGACCAGGCGATCTCGCCCGCCGGGTTGCCGTCCGCGTCCTTGTAGTAGAACCCGAAATCCACGTTCGGGTTGGCCGTGCCGTCCGCCAGCATCGGCTCAAAGAAGTCTTCCAGCGCCTCCTCGATGCTGGCCTTGACCGCACTCGGCTGGTAGCCCTCGCGCAACCAGACCCAGGCCACCACGTCGATGGTCAGGTAGGCCGGGTCCAGCACATCCAGCTGGAAGGTGATCGTGTTCGGGTACGTCTCCGTACACATCACCTCGACCTCGTCTTTCATGGCCGTGCTCGGGGTGCCTCCGGTGCTGGGGATGATGTACAGCCGCCCGTGGTTCTCCGGGATGCCGCTCTGCTCGTTGCTGGTCAGCATCAGCGCCCGGCCCACGCCGCTCACCCGCATGGCGTTGATCTCGTAGTCCTCACGGCTCACCGTCCGGTTCAGGACGCGCAGGCTGGCCGGTGCGTTGACCCTCGCCGCCTCGACTTCCTCCCTGGGGATGCCGCCCTCGGCGTCCACCAGGTTGGTGCTCTCGACGTAGGCCGTGTTCCCGTAGGTGTCGGTGAAGTTGCCCTCCACCTTGACGAGCGATCCGGCCTCCACGTTGCCGTCCGTACCGCCGCCGGTCTTGTAGCGGGCGCTGACGTTCCCGATGGGGATCGCCCCGTTGTTCCCATCACCGAAGCGCAGCGTCACGCGGTCCAGGTGATCCACGAACGCGGTGTAGTGGAGATCGCCGGGGCCGCTGGTCAAGAAGTTGTCCACCTCGGTGAACACTCCCTGGGTCGGCGTCGAAACGACCGCCGTGCCGTCCAGGTACGGCCCGAACGGCAAGTACATTTCAAAGTCGGGCAGGCCGCTGCTGGCCAGCACATAGATCGGCTGGGTCAGGCTGTGCTCCCAGGGGCCGGTGGCAACTCCCGTGACCACATCAACCACCACGTCCGCTTGTAGCTCGCCCTTCACCGGGTTGGTGACCTCCAGGGTGCGGACAATCGTTCCCTCCGGGATCGTCACGGTCCCGGCCAGTGCCGTCTTGTTGGTCAGGGTCAGCTGGACATCGGCGGTCGCCGCGTCCGCGCCCGGAAGCTCGTACCCTATGAGCTTGCACAGGGCGATCATGTTCTTGCGCTGCTCGACGAACGCGAACCGCGTCTCCCTGGCCTGGGCGTCCTGGTAGTAGTTCAGGATGTCCGCCACGAACGCGAACCCCTCCACCAGGATGTTGCCGAAGTTGTGCTTCTGCGTGTTCGTCCACTGAGGGAAGACGGACGTTATCAGGTCGAACAGCCGCTCGCGGACGGCGTCGAAATCCTTGTGGGCATAGCTCTCGTATGTCGGCGGCAAACCCATCGGCTACTCCTGGAAGCTGATCGTCACCTTGTCACCAGTCACGGGCCGGTGGCCCAGCGGCGTGTAGGTGGTGGTGATGTCCAGCGTGTTCTCGTTGGTGCCGGGGTCGCGCACAGACACCTCGGTCTGTCCGACGCGCACACGGTCATCCCAACGACGGATCGTCTCTCCGGTGTACTGCTGGGCCATGGCCGTCACCAGTTCGTTGTGAAGCTGCCGGTGCTTCAGCGTATGCAGGCGGCTCCCCATCTCGGTGCGCCAGGGTAGCTCGCCCGGTGACTGCGGACCCGGCCCCATGATGCCCAGCAGCTGGGCGATGTCCGACCGCAGGCCGTCCAGGCCCTTCTTGTGAGCGAAATCGCCTTTCCCATCGCGCTGGAAAGGTGCGGAAATCCCCTCTCCAAATAAATCAGTTCCTGACATGATGTCTCCAGGTTAGCACTTCTGATCTCCCAGCAAAAGTGTAAGCACCAGGTCCGGGTCTAAGATAAGGTCGTGAATCTCCATCAGGATGTCGGCCAGCGCGGTCAGCAGGTCGATCAGGAAGTCGATCCCCTCTCCGATGTTCTCCGACAGTAGCTCCCCGAAGCACGGTATCTCCGGGCCTCCGAACAGCCCCATCAGGATGTTCGCCAGCAGGATGATGCGCCCGATCCCTTTCAGCGCCTCGGCGGTGGACAGGGTCGTCTGGTCCATGTTGTTCTGGGCGCACACCAGAAACCCGTTCATCGTGGCGTCGTTCAGGAACGCCGCCCGCTCGATCAGGTCGATGATGCGCTGGATCTGGCTCTTGATGTACTCCAGGTCCGCCGCCAGGGAGCGCAGCAGCCCGGCGAGCCGCTTCAGGATCGCCTTGATCATCTTCGGGATGGACAGGTAGGGCAGCAGCGACAGGATCTTGTTCACCATCTCCAGCAGGGCCGGGAAGCACTCAAAGATGCCGCTCGGGTCCAGGCTGGTGGCGAAGTCTCCGAACGCCTCCAGGCACCGGAAGATCGCCAGAATCAGGTCCAGCATCTGGAAGAACGGCGACATGAACGACATCGCTGGCCCCAGCTGGCTGAAGAAATCCAGCGACATATCCGTCTCGTTCGGGATGCTGTTGATCGAATCCCAGATGTACGACAGGCAGAACCCACCGGGGAAGCAGATGTCCTCCATGTCCGGGATTTCCGGCAACTCGATGCACAGGCTGTCCGGGGGGAACGCCATCTCCTACCTCACTTGATCGGCCTGTTCGCTGTCATCAGCGTCCGTCCGTTCAGCTGCACGGTGGGGCAGTCCACGTCGAAGATGACACCATCGACTCCTACCGCACTCTCGGCATGGATCTGGATGCTGTTCTTGTCGTAGTTGAACAGCACCCACGCCACGTCAATCTCCTCGCCCTCGATCTCCTTCACCACCTTGAAAGTAGCTGTCTTCTCGACCCCGTCCTCGTCGCGGTTGTCCAGCACCAGGCGGAACGGACCGCGCCCGAAGACGTGGATGTCGGGGTGCTCGTGCTCCGGGAAGGCGTCCGACTCCCCGCCCGGTGCCCCATGGCCCGCCGTCTCGTAGACCGGCCAGTCTGGCCTGCCGTTCACGAACTGGACCAGCACCTCGGCTCCCAGCGGCGGCACGTCGTT